GCTTCACCCTCTTCTACTATTTTTCTAGCAATGGGTTGGAGACCTGATGGGCGACCTCTTATAGTACTAACTGCGTTAACAAGATTATAGAATTGGTCTTTATCAGCTTCTGTAGATACTGTTTGTGCTGCTGCCTTTTCAGCATTTAAGGTTCTAGTTGCAGTCGCCATTGCTGCCTTAGCTCCTATACGCAGTGCTCGCATTGCACGGCCTCCCCTAAAGGCACCGTACCCTCCTCCAAGGACAGCTCCCACGCCAAAACCTATGCCGCCGTGAATTGCAGGTTGAGATTTTCTAAACTCTGTCTCACCTGTTAGATCTGTTCGTTGTCGTACTCTTTCTCCCGTGTAGCCAAGCGATGCACCTACCGCTGCTTCAACTGTACCTGCGCCTAATCCTCCCGTTATTGCTCTACGAGCGACTAAATTTGTAGGCAATGCTCTTGAAATATTTAATTGCTGCTGCCTAATTTGCTTTACCAATGCCTGTGTAGCTGCTTGTCTAGCGGCTAACCTTGTCGCTACAGCACCTGTGGCTCCAATAAGTTTACCCGCACCAGCAGTAAATAGACCAGTATATGTTGATGGTGCGGTAACTATTCCTAAACCATAATCCTGAAAAGCATCTAAAACACTACTTTTTTCACCTTCCATTCGATCCCAGACAGAATACAGTTTTCCCATTTGAGCCTTACCAGTATCGTCTAACTTATTTACGTGCCGAAGATCATTTATAGAGGCTAGCTCATTGATTTCTGTATGTCTCATATGCCTGATAAAACGATCATATACCTCTTGCGAATCTCTTACTTCACGCAAAGTAAGTTTTTTACGCTCCAATAAAAATTGTCGAGCGTCTGCTATAAAATCGTTATTCTGAAGAAGAAAGTCTCTAGTTAATTCAGAACCAACCTTATTATAGTATCGATCTTCAGGATTAATAATATTGTCTGCCATATTAATTTACTTGCCCTATTCCTGTCCTCCGCTGCATAAGAGATTGCGGTTTCTCCATAATAGTTCCACCTTGGTATAATTCACGAG